GTGGCTGTAACCGCTTTTTGCTCATGCGGCACAGCATCGGAGTAATCTCTCACCGCATGGCCGATGTGCCTGTCCAGTTCGTCGTTCGTCCAACGGTAATTATTGGCATCTTCGTCATGCAGGTCCCGCCGGACAATCACTCTCATATCGACTAAGTTCATGTTCCACCTCTTCAGCAGCCTTCAGCCGTCAGTTATCAGCCGCATAAGCTGAACGCTGACAGCTGAAAGCTAATTGCCGGTTTTAGTTATCCTGCACGCCGATAAGTGCGGCGGCTTTGATGGCGCTGAAAAGCGCCAATGATACATACCATTTGATTCTGTTGCGGCTGGCATCTTTGGTTTCCAGCGAACCGATCGGTTCCACCGTTACAAAACCCGGCGCGGTCAGGCCGCAGAGAGCGCCCTCGCCCATCTGCAGGGCATAAATCGAAGAACACGCGCCGCCGGTAATCCCTGTTTCCACCCCTCCGGCCAGCACATGTGTGTCCAGTACCCAATCACTGACGCCGATGGGAACACCGTCCCAGTACTGGATAAAATTTCCCCAGCTGTCGCGGTTGGATTCCATCATTCCGCCTGATGCTCTTACCAGTGCATTAATTTTACGTCGTGAACGGCGGCTCATCAGCAGCATATCCGGTTTGCCGCCTTTGACGGCGTCGATCAACTGGTCCAGCATAGATAATGTGAGCGTTGCGCCGCCGGCGCCGGTGGCAATTACCTGCGGGCTTGCCGTACCGGTATTGATCAGTTTCCTCAAGCCGTCGAATTGTTTGGCATTGCCGGCAGAATCGCCGTAAATGAACGTATCTTCGAATTTGTTCTTCAGCGCTTTGGCCTTCAGTTCCACTACCGCCGCTTCAAGGTCCTGGACGTTGCTGCGGGTCGCTTTCAGAAAATTATCCACATCCGCATCGCCGCCCATAATTTTCAGGTTGGCAATTTTCTGTTCGAAGGTCGGGGTCGACTCCGTCCAGTTGTCGCCGACATCGTAGAAATCAATATCCGGCAGGGTCTTTTCCTGATTACAGAACGAACAGATGTTTTCCCATTACTATTAACTTCATAATTCCTTCGTCAGCGTTCCCGTACCAGCGCAAATCACCTACCAAAAGAAAATCCAAAATATCTAGCCGTAAGATAGCGGTAGGTGCCAAATGAACAAAAGGAGCCCCGTGCGGTCGAAAGACCGTGTGGGGCTCCTTTTGTTTTCGGAATAAAAAACAAAGGAGTTGAAGATGACCAAGAGAGAGAAGGAGGTGAGACAGAAAAAACCAAAGCATTTATCAGCCATATCGCCCGCTGAATGGCGGCATGGCTGTTTGGAATTGGTAAAAATTCAGCAATTACATTGAGCGACTTGAGAATAAAAAAAATGGAGCTACAAAAATGAATACGAAAATTAAAACTTAAAAGGAGTAGATTAACGTGAAAAACAATACAAATGAACCCAAATTTGAAGACATGATTTTATCTTGTATTGATTGCAATAATGACTTCGTTCTAAGAAAAGAAGAGTCCCTTTGGCTATATCGGAAAGGCTTGGCATCTAAAAAACGCTGCCCTGCCTGTTTACAGCGACGGCGTAATCAGAAAGAATCTGCCCAGACCGCCAATGCTCAGGAAGGCGGTGAGCGGAAATGACGACCGTAGGCAAGAATCAATTATTCGACGTATCTGAAATTCAACGGGGACTGAACATCCTCTTTGAGCAAGGTGACATTATCGAAATTCGTTGTCTGGACTGTGCTGGACGCCCAGGCAGTATTCGGGCGGGCTATTTTAACGATATCGGCAAAGCGGCAAACGCAATCGTATCGATGTCTGGGCGTTGCATGGGAGTTTACTATATTCTGAACAAAGTGAACCCAGACCTATATGCCCGCTCTGCCAATGTCCTGAAAATGGCTGGCAGTAAAGATTTAACATCCGATACACATATTATCGACCGCCGTTGGCTCCCGCTTGATTTCGATGCAAAACGGGCGGCTGGCATTAGTGCCACCAATGCCGAACACGAACGGGCGTTAAGTGTAGCGGCAGCGGCGCATGATTATTTGATAAATACGCTGGGTTTTCCCGTCGATTCGGTTATCACGGCCGATTCTGGCAACGGTGCACACATTCTTATCCGAGTTGCAGGGGTGCCGTTGGATAAGACAGGGGACACTCTCATCGAAGATTGCCTAAAGGGTATGGCGGCTATCTTCTCTACGAAAGAAGTTGAGGTTGACCTAAAAGTTTTCAACAGGGCACGGATTTTTAAGGCATATGGCAGTCTGGCTAAGAAGGGCTCTGATGTTCCCGACCGCCCGTATCGTATCGCCCGCCTATTGCCGCCGATACCAGAGAAGATTATCCCCGCTTCACTCGAACTTCTACGTAAACTGGCGGAACTAAAGCCAGATGAACCGAAAGCGCAACAATCGGCACCCACGGGAGACCATCGTCATTACGGGAAAAAGCTAGACTTAGCGACATGGCTACCAGTCCATGATATCCCCATTAAAAAAGTTAGCGACTGGCAGGGCTGGGTAAAATATGAGCCCGAATGTTGCCCGTTCGATAGTGCTCATGCAGGTTCCTCAGTGGCTTTTTTCCAAAATGCCGAGGGAGCTATTAAGTTTCGATGTGAGCACAACGGGTGTAGCGGGCGAACATGGGCAGATGTCCGTAAATTGAAAGAGCCTGATTATGATTCGAATAGGCGACAACCATCTTACAGTTCGCCGCCGCTCTCGTCTGACAACGGCAATGGGCATCATTCCGAATTATCGATACCTGCCGAATATGCGCTTGACCACCTAACAACAGACGTGGGCAATGCCGAGCGTTTCGTCAGACAATTTAGAGAGACCGTCAAATACAATTCCAAGCGGAAGATGTGGTTACTTTGGGAGGGTACTCACTGGGCTTGGGATGATAATGTGCAAATCCTTGTTAAAGCTCAGGAAACTGTCAGGTCGATATATACCGAAGCCGCCGCCCACGATAATAAAATATTTCGGGAAGCGTTAGCATCATGGGCGAAATCTTCAGAAAGCAATATGCGGATATCGGCTATGCTGGCTCAGGCAAAAGCTCACGTCCCCATCGAATTGAATGAGTTAGACCGTGATGGGTATCTCTTAAATTGCCAAAATGGGACAATCGACCTACGGACTGGACAATTAATGCCCCACAGAAAAGACGACCTGATAACGGTGATGGTGCCTATCACCTATGACCCCACTGCCCAGTGTCCGAAGTGGCTGGCTTTCCTGCAATACATCACCGCTTTGGATACTGCACTCCAAAACTACTTTCAAATAGCCGTAGGTTATACGCTGACTGGCGAAGTCAAAGAGCAGATTTTCTTTGATTGCTACGGTGAACAAGGGAACAATGGAAAAACAACATTTTTAACCGTGCTACGGTCTCTGGCTGGGGATTATGGAACCGCAGTACCGATTGACCTCTTTCTCCACAATAATCGCTCGAATGCCGCCCAGGGACACACTGAATCACTGGCAAATATTCAGGGTAAGCGGTTTATTATGCCCAGCGAATTAGAAAAAAGGGCACGTCTGGCGATGGGACTCCTCAAAACTCTAACTGGCAACGATAAGGGTATAAAAGCCAGTCGCAAGGGAGAGCACGAAATTGAATTTACACCTATTGGGAAAATTTGGCTATTCGGAAATTATAAGCCAATAGTCACGGAAACAGGCAATAGCTTCTGGCGACGGCTGAAGTTACTCCCATTTAATGTCACGGTACCTGCCGACAAGATTGATAAAAACCTGCCAGCCGACCTGCAACAAGAACTCAGCGGCATACTGAACTGGGCAATCGCAGGTTGCCTTGCATGGCAGAAAAACGGATTTAGTGAATGTGATGCCGTAACCGATGCCACGAAAAAATATCGAGAAGAAAGTGATGAAGTTGTACTTTTCATTAAAGACGCTTGTGAATTAGGTGTTGGCTATTTCGCTTCGAAAAAAGCGATGAAAGATGCTTACGTTCAGTGGTGCGATGATAACGGGCATTATCCTGTGCGTGCATCCGATTTTAGTCACGCACTGGAAGACAAGCATGTTAGTGATGGGAAACAGAACAATCAACGGGGTTGGCTGGGAATCAAAATCAACTATGCCGTTAACATGAAAAAAGATGAAAAAGGGTCGGTTGATGACGAATCCCCAGAAAATGAGCCATTTATATAAAAAACATGCAAAATTTGTACTAATTTAGATTCAAAATACAAAAAATACACGGTTTTACAGGTGGAGTACTATACGAGAGACACACAGCTTTAGACCTGTAAGTTGGCGTACAAAATGTACTCTGAAGCTAAAAAAGTACAAAAAATGAAAAGGTTCCTAAAAAATGGTCGGTAAAAAGGTAAAAAAGGTCAGCCCGAAACAAAAAATGGTGCGACCGCTAAAAAATAAGGAGCGATAATAGGTGACAGTTTCAACGAAAATAAGGAAGGTACCAGTTAGAAGTGCCCGTTGTCAGGGCAATAAACAGTACGGGGAAAACCCTGCATCCCCAGGTTATAGGTCGGGTGATAGCCGATGTGATTGTAAATATTACGCAGGGCTTTACCTTTGCCAAGAATGTCCATTCCCTGATTGTTTGCACTTCGAAGAGCACGAAACTAATAAAGCGGCTCTCGGTGAGGTCAAACAATGAACCGTTACACAGGTCGCACGCCATCATTGCGGGCACTGGATTTCTCAACCAGTGATAAAGTCCGCCTTGCTGACATACAGGACGGTCTGTCTGCAGTGATGGTTTCGACATTTGCTATCCGCCGACGTAAGGTTGTGGGTCTACACATAAAAGCGAAGTCTTTATGCCATTCTGACTATTGCTCTCCCATCGTACGGCGGGTAGCATGTTTTCTTCGGCAGTTCGCCGCCCAGGTGTTGCGCCAACAAACGGGTCGGGCTTTTACTATTCCCCGATTCGCTTTCCTTGAGCGGCATTCGGCAATATTGGCGGCTGGGCGGTTTGTTTCTTCTGCCCAGAATGGATAAGAGCGGTGTTCGTTCCCCGCTCCATCCGCCGCCATCGGGATTTAATCCAATAAAAATAAATCGGGAGCAACTTAAATTATGAAAACCGAATTAGCGCCATCTCCCCAGTCTACCGCTGAGATAAAATCCCCGTCGGGAATGTTCTGGTGCTATGGGCATCTGGCAGACATCCCGTTGTCCGAGCGAAGCAGTGACCCACGGTATTGCCGCCGATGTTTTAGTGTTCTAAAAGAAGAGGCAAAAAATAATACTACTGATTGGTGGGTGCCAATGACCCGTTTAACGGGCTCTCGCCCAAGTGGGGCGGGTGCTGGCGGCGGGAAAAACAGTGACCCGCTACATTACAGCCCTTCGCAAAATGTCACGCTAATTTTGTGTCAACAATGCGGTAAGCCAATGCTTTACCGACGAAAGAGTAAAAAAAATTGCGGTTTCCGTTGTCGAAAAGCCCATCAACGGCGGCAACTTCGAGTTTAATGCAACAATTTATCAGGTAGTGTAACATATTCTGTGTGAAATTCTGAGGGGTTGAAAAAGTAGGCGCTTTCCTGTACAAGGTTTTATTGGA